TGGTATTCTCGGCCTTCTCTCTTACTTCTCTTAGCATAGATGGATTTTCGACGCCGTATTTATCTAGACAGGTCTTCTTAAATTTGTCTCGTATCTCACCTCCTCTTTCATCCCAAACTTTTTTTCTGGCTACAATATTGCTTTCCAAATGACAAGTATGCTCAACGCCGTACTTATCTAATAATGTCTGCTTGCTTTTTTCTTTTACTGATTCAAGCTGGAATACATTATCTACCCCGTACTTAATCTTATTCATTTCTTTCATTTTTACATACTTACACTTGTTGCACGAGTCTGTCTTTATAATGGAGTGTGCCAATAAGCGTCTCTTTGGGGTTGTTTGAAATACGCATTTGCAGTAATCACATTCAAGAAGAATCTCCTTTCCGGATTTTTCGCTGAGTGTGTCAAGAGAGTGTCCAAATTTTTCCTTAGTTTCTTGATCTAAATACATTTCTTTTCTCCGAGTTCCTATGTTCCGTACATACATATTATAGAACAAAAAAAACGCGAGGAACTGTTAGGATTCCCCGCGTTTCTTGTTATTTTGATTAGAAGCTTCCGAGAATAACCCGGCGATTGTCTAATACTCCGCAGCCAAGCTCCATTTGTCCGTAAATACCAGCCCTACCCTGACGGTGTAGAGTAGGATCATCATGGACATTCAACTCTTCGCGAATTGGCATAATGAACGAGTCATTCGAGCTTAGATCAAGACCAACAACCAGTTCAACATCGCTCGATGGTCCAAGAGTACCAGAGAGGTTGGTTGAGTAGTAGTTCTGATATTCTTGACCTTCGCCAAGCTCATCAATTGCATGGAGATTAACTCCGAAGACGCGGGAAACAGATCCAGCCGAATCATTCGCCACGTAAATTTCTCTACGTGTGGTTTCATCGATCTGATCGATACCCCAGTTACGCATATCTTCGACACCTTCTGGCGAGAGATACACATCGGTTAGCTGACCACGCTTAAGCGAGGCACTGTTTCCGCCAGCATTTCTTCGCATAACGATCTTCAAGAGACTGACGAGTCTCTTGGTAAACTGACCAGCAGCGGCGTCATTATCATAAACAAGGATGTTACGGTCAACACCAGCGGCTAGGATGGTATGCCAGCAGTCATCATTGATCTTCTTAACGAATCCGGCTTCAAATACCTGAGTTGCACGAGCAACGATATCGTAGCGGGCTTCGCGAGCATAACGTAGCAACCAGTCGATACTATTTCGAATGGTGTACGTCGGAATCATCACATAGTCACCTTCAACGGTACGTTCTGGAACGCGACCATGAGAAGGAGCAACATAAGCGACGAAATCGTTTTCTTCGCCCGGAGATAGAAGGTCAAGAGGGAACTCTGTCGAGCTACCTGGAGCCATTACCATCCGCTCAAAGATATTCTGGGCAATATCGCCAGTCAACATGCCCTGACGTAGGGGCATTTCTAGGGCACGAGCAATCTCGTAGTTAGCGAGTTCAGCTTCGGCTCTGTTGTTACTTCCTGATTTCTTTAGTAGTTCAACGAACTCAGGACTTGGTTTAGTTAAAGACATATATGTTCTCCTATTGAGTTTGTTTTAAAGAAAATTAAGGAAGATTGACGGAGATTTTTGCAAAGCCGTCAGCATCTTTGGTGGATAGGAATCGACCAACAGTTGCGTAGCCAGTTGCGGAGGTAGCGGTAAACTTACCAGAGTTAGCAAGATATGCGGTCTGACCAGCGGTTGGTGTACCACTAATAGCGTCAGTTACCACGAATCCCTTGGTGAGAATCGTGACCTTGCCACCCTTAACTACTTCATCTTTGTGCCAGTTTACGTGCTGACGAGTCTGATCGATATCAACCATGTCGTTTAGAAGTACTCCAAGAACAGCAGCACCAGAGCCGTTAGCGGCTACAGTAACGAGCGAAGAAGCACTATCCATTGCTGAACCTGATCCCTGTGTACTGACGGACACTAGGTAGCCACGAGAAGCGGCTTCGTTCATGAAGTAAGAAATGTCAGTGTCAAATTCATGACGGTCGCCTTTTAGAGCCATATTATTTTACCCCTTATTCGGATTTAAGATTTTTGGTTGTTTTAAGATTCGAAGAGAGCCACTTAGCTGCCGCCTTCATGGTGACTACTTTAGCCTCTTCGTCTGAAGGATTTGCTAGAGATGCGGTTGAAACTTCTTCGACTTTATCGAGTTCTGAAGCAACTACTTCTTCATCTTCTTCAGTTTCGGCCTCAACTTTTGGTTCAGGCTGTGGAGCGGGATTATCCGCTAGGAGAGCAACTACAGACTCAAACATTTCATCAGAAGCGTCTTCAAACTTAGAAACAAGTTCATCAGCTTTGGCCTCTGCGATCCCAGCGAGTGTAAGAGAGGCTTTACGCTTCATGCACTTCATTTTCTTCTGGGTCGTCTTACATTCTTCTTTCATATCTTCCATTTCTTTTTGCTTCTCTTTCATTTTGTCATTAAGAGCAGCAATTTCTCGTTCTTGAGCTTCTTTAACTCCTTGAATATCTGCAATTGCGGTTTCAAGGTCTTTAATTCTCTGCTCAAGAGAAGCTAACGCTGTATCGGATTCTGATTTAGCGGTCTCAGCAACTGTTTTATAGGCCGTGAAATCGGCTTCTAGCTGCTTAGCTTTTGCTTCAAAATCTTCAGCGGCTTCTGGTTTGTCTTTAGGCATACTTACCTCCATAGCGGCTAAAAAATTAGTAATTTGTATATTGGTGTTTTTTTCGAATGGATCAACGTCTTTAAAGATGATACTTCTTGGGTTGGCTGGATTATCGACCAAACCTTTTCCCGAAAAATAGAAGCCTTTTAGAAGGCGTCCGACTTTATATCCATGATATTCTCCGGTTCCACCATAGACCCGAAGATGTTTAGTTAGAAATGCAGAGGTCTCACTTCTTGAAAGAACTCGATCACCCTCTGGACCTCTGATGGCATAATCGAAATCTTCGAAAATGCATTCCATTGAAACGGCCCATTTTCCCTCTTTAATTTCAGAAATAAGATTTTCGATTCTCTCTCTGACTTCGGGATCGGACCAAGCTCTGTAGATTACAGCACTTGTGATAATGTCGAGAGAACTTTCGTTCTCGGGAAAGTCGGAAATTATATTTCCGTCTTTATCAACAACCATCGAAGCAGTTATATGTCCGATGATGTCGTTGTCGTCATGCATGTAGTTAAACTGTTTATTAACGGGAGTATCTTTAGCTGCCCATAAATATTCAGAAGTAAATACATCGTCGTTCTTATTCCACCCAGCAGAAACCAGAACTGAGTTTAGATGAAAAAGGTCCGGTTGGTTTTTATCCATGAACGCCAATGACTTTTCTATATCAGTCGCATTGGTCTTGATTTCTTCTTGAAGAATTGGGCACTCAAAAGCGATACGAGCTGTTGCCTGCATCTGCTCACTGAGTCCGTCATTTAATTCTTGCTGATAAATCTTCATTCAACGTACCTTTCTACTGAATTAATACTCCAAAAGTATACAGTTGTAACTTTTTTTAAGAATTTTTCTCTAAATTCGAAATCGAGTAACTTATTGCGTAGATATGTCTTAGCTCGTCTATAGAGGGAGATCTTTCGTTTTTCGCCATGAATTCCGCCAATACGGAGTCCTTTTTTCTCATAAAAGAAGAAGGGCAGGGCAGGGCATTTTCCATAATATCTGCAAGGGCTTTCTCTGTTATGTCCGAGAATGGTTCAATATTACAGAGTGCCCGGAACTTAATTTCTTCAAGTTCAACTAGCTGAGACTTACTTAATTCGCGGAGATTTTTCTTCTCGTAGAAATTAATTATTCCCGGATTTAGAATGTCGGAAATTTTCTTTTGGGCTTCTTGGGACCAAATCATTAGAGAGGCAGAATTAGTAGGAGTTGTCTTAGGGAGAATCCTCTTCTGTTTTCTAGGGGCCGTATCTCTAGACATCTTTGGCCTTCCCCCCTTATCCACCTTCCTTTTAGGAGATTCTGAAATTCCCGGTTTAACTTGCGGGGTCTCCTTAACATCTTTGGGATCAATGTCCGTAATCTTATCTAGAGTGATATTATCTTTCTGGAGAGCGATCTTATAGAAGTCGTTTTTAGCGTCTCCATTGTGATATGGGTCAGACTTAGGAGGCATCGCCCCTCTTTCTCTCTTCTTGTATTCCGCTTTAACTCTTGATTCTTCAATGTCTTGCATTTCCCCGAATCTACATCTTAGGGTTTCTACGCTGATAATATCTCTATCTGCCAACTGCATAAGAAGATTTTTCTCTGCCGCCTCATCTGATAGGAGCATGTGATCAAAATGTATAACTGCGGGCTGCCTAAATCCCATAGCTTTTTGGATATAGACTATCTCTTTCTGCCAGAATTGTCTTAATAGGTTGCGTCCATATTCAAGTCTTTCTATTAGGGTCTTAAGAGAGATGAAGTTATTACTAAATCCGCCACTTTGTCCCGCCAATCCTGTTAATGTGGGAGGAATACCAATTCCTGCGTAGATACTATTAAGAACGGGGATATACTTCTGATCTCCCAGGAACTTATAGATTTGAGTATTACTCTCTTTAAAAGTAAGCTCTGGACCCCAAACAAGGTCCATCGTTCCCCCTCCAACATTACTAGCAAGAATATCACGAAGCTTATCAATCGCTCCCTTATTTGGTAGAATTTTATGTTCTAGACTACCAAGGCTCCAAAGGCGAATGTTTGAAATAGCCCCGTCCAACGCCGACATATCCGCTAATTTCATCTTCTCAAGCATGAATACGTCGTCTATAATAGGATTAATCATTGGATTAGCCCAAAGGCTCCAATCATCCTTCTTATAGTGGAATACCTCTAGAGATTTAGGGTCTAGATTGATCCATTTAGCGTCTCCCGTAATAACTGGCTTGATTGATTCGGGTAGTTGGTCGATAAGATCCTTATGTTTTTCAAAGGACTTCTTGAGGACTGGAGACACCAACATCTTATAGCGTTTTTCTCCAGTAAAAGAGCCAGCATACCCACCATCAACCTCGATAGACATTGGATTTAGGAAGTCATATTTGAGCGGGATTTGTTTCTTATA